GAAGAAAATGCTTTACTTCCATTCTGGATGAAGGCAGAATAGCTCCATCGAAACGCGAAACCTTCAGACAAAAGGAACCGACCATGACCGACCAGAACGAATTCACTCCTGAAGCCATCGAGAAGGCGAAAGATCGCATTCGCAAGCTGACTGCGATGGCGGCCGACTCTTCCAGTCCGCACGAAGCTGCCATCGCGGCAGAACGCGTGAAGAAGCTGAAGGATAAATATGACCTTCACGACTTCGAAGTGACCGGCGAGATTCGCGAAGAATTCGACGAGCAAATTGCTACTCGCTACTATTCCGCAATCCCGAACTGGATGAAGTTCTTCTCTGTGGCAGTGGCGACGTACAATGATTGCATCATGGATTTCGTCGGTGGCATCAACAATCACCGAGCATCGGCGAAGGCGTCCAGGAGCGCTCGCGACGGCAGCACCACCAAGCGCTGGGGCCATGCCGTCCGCTTTAAAGGCTACAAATCTGACGTTGAGCTAGCGGTGAACATGTTCAACTCCCTGGTCGAGGCAGTAGACCGTCTGTGCCGGGAATATCAGAAGGCTCAAGGTTTCGAGCGGTTCAACGTCAAGGTCGCCGCGCAATTTAAGCTCGCCGCGACCCAGGAAATCAGCTATCGCCTCAGATCCATCACCCGGAAACGTATGGAGCTGGTTTCTTCGGCCGGAACGTCTCTGGTGGTGGTTAAGGAAGCTGCGGTCCACGAACATTTCGGCGATCCGGGTTACAAGAAGTCTAATGTTACCAAACTCATGCGTCTGGAAGACAGTGACGGTCGGCGCGCCTACGCTGCCGGAACCAATGCCGGACGCAATATGGAAATCGTTCGGTCGGTGGAGGATTAACCATGAGTCTTCCTAGCGACAAAGTGATGCTGCGAATCGTCCAGTCCATCCTCGCGATCCTCATCGGGATCGCTTGGGCCTGCTCCGACTATGGAGTCGTGGCCGCCGAACTTCCTCCATCGCTGCAGGCCCATCCCGCGAGGCCAGGGCACAGCGAAGTCTCGGCCCGCGACCCTAGGTTGGTCGAGGCCGAAAAAGCGCGGGAAGAGGCCTTAGAATATGTCCTGTCGCTGCGCCCGGAAGTTATCGAGGCGAAAACCCGCTTCGCGGCCGAGGCGGCGCAGCAAGGGCTGTCAACCAAGGAGTACGCTGAGCTGCAGAATCAAGCGAGCATGCTCTCAGGAACGCTATTGGCATTTGCAGTATTTATGTTGGCTGGAACGCTATTGGCGTTTGCAGTCTTCTTGTTCATCTTCATCAAGACGACCAGGCTTTGAATAGGCCTGGGTAGACCACAAACCCCCAGCCAAAAGAGAATTACCATGAAGAAAGAACCGATTCACCTCAGCTCTATGGCCTCGGCCCGCGCCATCGATGCGGAATTCGCATTCCGGATGGACGAGTTCATGGCGCGTGTAGCGAAAGAGCACGAAGCGCTCGCCGCTCGTCTGAATGCCGAGAATGAAGCGCTCTGGGGCGAAATCCGCGCTGTCGCCGGCCTGAGTGCCACCGACTTCCCGAACATCGCCATGGCGCACGACACTTCCGATGGGAAGCTCTATGTCATGGACGCCGACGAGTTGGAGCGCGTCCGCCAGGCCTGCCCGTGCCCGGACTGCGCATCCGCTCGCGCAGAAAGAATGCCGTCGCAAGCCAGTGGAGGGATTCACTAATGACTCTGAAGCTATCTTCCGTTCACGTTCGAATCGACGGACCTGACGGAAAGGTTCTGTCGGAAGGCCGCGCAGAGTTCTCCGGAACTGCATTTTGGATCGCTGCGCAACGCGAAATGCAGCTCAGGCACCTCGTCGGAACTTCATTCGAAGGTGCCCTGACCTATTTGGCCGATAACGGCTATAACGTAACATTCAGCAAAGGTGAAAAGCGATGATCGAAAGACACATTGTGGATGCGGAAGTCGTCGAGCGGATTCGTTCTCTTCGCATGCGACTCAACGTCCTGGACGAAACCCTGCAACGGGCCGTCGACATGGCGATGCTCAGTCACCAGAAATCTCTGCAAGACCTTCGAACCTATGAAGCTCAGCTATGGGATGCGCTCAACGCCCGTTACGGCCTGTCCGTCGAGAAGACTTATGACCTGCGTTTCGAGGGCGAAGAAGCCGTGCTGGTCGAGGTGCCGCCCGGCGACGGACAAGGCGATGACTTCATCGTCGAGTCGGAAACCGAAGCGCTCGCAGCAGGCCAGAAAGCTCTGGAAGTCGGCGAGGCCGTTGCGTCGACACTCAGCGCCAGGAACCGCACCGAGTAAGACCAGAAGCCCGGATCGCTCCGGGCTTTTCTGTGTTTAGAAGTCGAAGAAACCTTTGGGCTTCCTGATCGGCAGAATGGCCGACATGATCACCGAATCAGCGATGTTCGGCGACTTGATCTTACGCTTCTCGCGCATATCCTTCTTGGACTCGACTTTGAATCGGCCGTTCATATCCAAGTCTTTGCGCGGCGAGGAAAGCTCGATACATAGCTGATTTAGTTTGTCCGGGTGAATTGTTTCAGAGTTGATCGAAATCAATTCGTCGAATGGATAAACCTTTCCATGGACAACCGCCTCGTAAGTCTTCCGGAATCTTGTCGCGACTTCTTCCCACTTTTGCGCCTTGATGTTGCTAAAGTGATCTTTGTTCTTGATCGTAGTGTGCGGCAGCTTCATGTAAATATCATCAGGCTTATCTACAGCGCCGCCCGCGTTGAATGGATCATAGGTCAGTTTGAAGTCTGGGCTGGAGTCATTCAATTCGGCGAACTTAGACCCGACGTGAGCGCCGACGCCGATGGAGTCATAAGTGACCGAGGCGCCTTTCATCTTTGCCAGATTGTAAACGCGACTGGACGACTTGAGCAACTCATCTTCCAGACCATCCCATTCGTCCACTTCCATGATGACGTTGCCGTGCATGAGAGTCGTGGCGTTCGCATCCTCGCCGTCATCCGCAACGTCGAAGCCGATGCGCTTCGACCCGGCCGGCTCCCAGCCGAGTTTTTTGTGGGCATCAATGGCAGCAAGGATGAACTTGAGGTTGATGACGGATTTGTCGCCGCCCGTCTTCGGAATCCCTCCATATATGTGCTCGGCCTGGTCCTTGTCGCGCTCATAAGCTTCGTGGATGACCTTGAGCATCGTCTCACTGAGAAACGGATTTTCGTTCCAGTTGATCATCTTGACGAAGGCGTCTTTGGGTGGCTTCACCACGAAGTTCTGATACACGAAGTCTGTTACTTCGTTCGGGTTGAAGATGATCCAGATTTCTGAGTTCTCTTTCCGAATGGTCGGCTCAATGACTTCCCACTGTTCCTGGGTAAGGTAGTGAGCTTCCTCAAGCCAGAGAATGTCAATGCCTTCGGTGGACTTGATTTCCGACAGGTTACGGGCGATCCCATAGAATAAGAATTCTGATCCTGTCCTCTTGTGCTTGATCGAGTTCTTCGTGAAAATGAACTCGCCGTTGTACTCAGAATTCTCAATCTTGTCCTTGATCAACGTGTAGACCGATTCGCTGATGCGGTTCTGAAACTGGCGAGCACAGAGGAACTTGAGTCTATAGTTGGCCGCGAGGTAAACGGCGATACCGCCTGCGTCGTGTGACTTCGAAGACGCCCGGCCGCCATAAATGACTTTGTAACGGGCGCGAGTTCGCCAGACCGCTCGCAGTGCAGGGTTGAGTTTGTACATTCTAATCAATCCGGTGTCAGCAATAGGTCGAGTATATCGACGCCGCAACAGACGGTCGAGCACAACCGTTCGTCGGTGAACATAATTTTATTGTTAATACACTTTACTTCCATTCTGACCAACGGCATAATCTCTTCAGCGAAACGAAAGACTGTTTGTCCGTAATGATGCTAGCTATAACAATCCAAAGGAGATTCCCATGATTGAACGTCTGCGCCGATTAGAAGCCGAGTATGAACGCATCGAAAGGGAGTGGGGCGGCCTGGCCCGGTATGAGCTGGAAATGCTAAGAATCGAAATCGACTCCGAAAAGAGACAATCCGAAGTCAACGGATACCTGTCAGTCTTCGGATGCGGACACGCCTTCCATGGGAGGAAATATTCCTGACGAACAGACCGCTCGTCCACTTTGAGAAATATTTCACAATTCTGCTTTACTTCCATTCTGAATAGCGTCATAATCTCTTCATCGAAACGCGAAACACTCCAAAACAGAGGAACGCAGAAATGACCAAATCCCAGATCAACGATCAAATCCGCTCCGCCAAGATCGCCATCAGCGAGGCAGAAATGGAAGGCCTGCGCGGCCAGGCTATGATCGCCCTGAAAGCTAAGCTGACCACCCTCAAAGCTCAGTACAAACTCGCCAAATAAGGGGCCAGAAAAATGACTAAGCAGATCAATATCGGCGTCAGCAACTTCGACGAAGCTTTCATCCAGCACATCATCAGCGGCGGTTTCCTCTTCGATGTCGACGACTATGAAGTCGCAGACCGCATCCTGCTGAATGTGGATGGCGAACCGGCTATCCAGTTCGAACTGAATGCCGAACTGTGGAACGAAGAGACTCTGGGCATTCCGATGGACATCGACAGTGACGAGTTCGCCGATGAGCTTCAAGATTGGGTCGAGTCTAAGGTCAATTTCGCCTTCGAAGAGTGGCTGAGCGCGGACGAAGGCGAAGAGTAATCATCAGGCGCGGCCGGTTGGTCGCGCCATTCACAGGAGAATTGTCGTGTCCAAGCCAATCCCTTTCAACAGCATCGACGGTGACGTCAAGTTCAAGCTCGAAGTCGTGGGTGAAGCAGAAATCGTCCTAGTGGATGTAAGCGTCAGCACCTCCCAGTTTCGAAAGTTCTGGCCGATAGCAGATAGCCTCTGCTGGGACGAAGAGAAGGCCGAGTTCGTTCCTCGATACAAATCTTCTTACTTGCAGGGCGCTACTGAGTTTTCCAACCGCGCCCTCCTGGCGTTCGCCGCTGGACAGTATTATCTGCGGGCCGATCAGGGACGGAAAGACGAATCCGAAGGCGTGACTTCTGACGAAAGCCTGACGGCCATGGAGCTTGATCGGGAGAACTCGCGTCTGGACGAATGCCTGCAAAACTCCATCGCTCGCGAAGACAAGACGGCCGAGGTGAATCGCCAGCTTCAACTCAGAATCAGAGATTTGGAGGCCGAAGTCGAAACGAAGAACTCGGCCATCAAGGGCCATCAAAGAAGAATCGACGAACTGCTGAAGCACTCGCAGAACTTGTCCGCGCAGAACGTCGAATTTTCGCTGGAGCTGGAGTCCAAGAAGACTCTTCTGGAAGCACTCGACAAGAGCCTGGAAACCCTCATGGCCGACAAAGACAGGCTCGAAACAGCAGCGAAATCGGCCATCGATCTGGAAAACAAAGCTGCCGAAACGAATAGCCAGCTCGCCCTTCGAATCCGCGAGCTGGAGGCCGAGCTGGAGTCCCAAAAGGCGCTCCGGGAAGAGTCTGACAGAAGCCTGGACGGAAGCATCGCCAATGCCAACAATCAATACAAGTTGGCTTGCGAAGCGCGCGAAGCATTGTCGCGGGCGCGCGAGGATGCCGAGTTCTATCGCATCGGCATGCAAAGGATCGCGGAAATTGCGAACCGCAAACCTTTCGAGGACTGCTGATCGTGCAGAAATATTGCCTGCACCATATCCCTCGGCCCGGAACGCTCCAGTTCGAATTCGAACGGATTGCCAGTTCCAAACTCGGCATCAATGACGGCTGCCTGTCTCTGTCATCCGATGGCGAGCGCTATCTGAACGATCACATTGACTGGCTCTGGCGACAGTTCCTGGCTTCCAGAAATTTCAGATAATTCTCTCAAAAGTGCTTTACTCGATGAGGTGTCTGAGGTATAGTCACCTCATCGAGTGAATAAACCAAAGAGGTGTGAGATGACTAAAGCCGAGCAACTCCTTAAAGCCCGTCTGGAAGACATCGCCAATGCGGCAGTACGTCGTGAGCGCCTTGACTGGGCCACAGCCTATACTTTCGACGATGGAAGCTCCATTCAGTGCCGCAAGCTGTCGGGTCGCTCGGCCTTCGCCCGCAACGGGTGGAGCCTCGGCTCCATCGACTGACCAAATCGTCCGGCTTCCTGACCTTACAGAATATCAAATAATTTCGCAGAAGTGCTTTACTCGATGAGGCGACTTAGATATAGTCACCTCATCGAAACGCGAACGTCCAAAAGAGGATTGTGAAATGACATCTCAATTCAACGCCTACGAACGGCTAATCATCGAACTCCAGACCCGTTCCAAATATCGTCGCGCCGGTGGGAAGTTCGCGCCGGTTGACGGCACCCAGACCGGACCATGGGGTCCGGTGGACAACGAACTTTGGGCGAAGCTTGAGGCCGAAGTCGAAGCCATCTACACCAGCAAACAGGAGCGCAAAGCATGATCAAGCAAGACCTGTACAAGCAGATCGCCTTCGCGGCGATTGGCTCCGGCATCAAGATGTTCGTCAAGCTTTACTGCAACGACACCATCCTGGAAGTCATCGGCGTCGAGGAAGCCCACATTGATGGGACGACTCGGCTGCGTTACACCGGTCGCGCCGATGGTGTCGATGTTCATTTCTTCATCAATGAAATCGACATGGTGATGGTATGAGCGGCCATTCGATGTTCGACTTTGAAGTCGATTTCAATAGCGCCACCAATAGCGCCACCATGGAAATCGATCCCGGTTCATTCTATGTAGGCTTCGGGTTTGGCGCGACTGCTCTGTCAGTCCTGATCTATGTAGACGGAGTTTGGGTGAGCGAACGGACGGCATGGATTCCAGATCCAAAGGAAATATCGCCATGAGCAAGCGCAAAAACGATCAAGGCGGCTGGGCGCAACCCGGCAATGCTCGCAAAGTCCACTTCTTCACGTCGGACGGCCGCAGTCTGTGCAAGCGCTGGCTGTATCTCGGCAAGACTTACAGCGAGCTGCCCGACCTGGAAGTCACCTGCGCGATCTGCGAGAAGAAGCGCCAGAGTCCTTTCGAGAAATACTGCGACACCATTTTCTAACGTTCAAGCCTTCAAAAACCGAGGAACCGCCATGAAACTCTACCATGCAAAAGTCAGCCCTCCATCCTTCTATCGCCACAACCAGACCGACGAAGAGCGGAAAGCGCTGGAGGCGGAATACATCAGCAAACTCCACGTCCTCCTGGGGAACCTGGAAGGCGTAACAATCGGGAATCCTGGTGAGCGGAACTGGGAGCCGTCCACATGGAGCAACGACGTTCCCGTGATGTGTAATGAAATCGGCCTGGGCCGTCTGACCGCTTCGGCCTGGGATCTGGACAAGGACTATCCGTACACCATCATCAGCTTGGTCCTTCTCTGGGACGATGTTGACCCGGAAGCCGCTCTGCGGCCAATGCTGGAGCGCCTGGAGCTGGCCGCGAGCCGGTTGGCTGGCAGGTCCGAAGGCTACATCAACCAACCACAGATGGTGGACGGCATCGAAGGTTGGAACTCGCACACCAGCTCGGCCATCCCTGGTCCGAATCTCCAGAGCGTCAACCGTCTCCTGCTCAAGGAAGACTGCTGCACGGACGAACTCCAGCATGCCCTGGACGCAGGATGGCGCCTTCTCGCCGTTTGTCCGCAGGAAGCGCGTCGGCCCGATTACATCCTGGGTCGATTCGATCCGACTCCACCGCCCGGTCCCCGTGGAGCGGCCAGGAGCATAGAAGGATGACTATGGTAGGGCCGACAGGCAAGCGCTATTGGCTCCGATATGAAACCAGATACTGGGAGTGTCTTGACGGACAAACCCTGCGGCTGGTCTTCGTCATCAACGGTCGCCGGTACGAGGTCAATCGACGAGTGAATGTCGACATCCTGTCCAGTCGGCGCAGGTTCGAATCTTTCGGCCGAGTCCTGGCAAGGATGGAAATCAGCCTGTGGTTCGCAGTGTGCGAGCAAGAAGGGCCATGGCGCGGTAGCGTAGCCATAAGCGATACCGCACTTTGGTTCCACCTGACGGGAGAATTGATACACAAATGCTTTACTCGGCGGCCAAAATAAGGGCATAATCTCTTCACCGGCTGAGAAGTCGGACCCAAAGTCCAAAAAGGAATCTAGAAATGTACAGAACTCCCTCGTCCAAGTTCACGTTCATCTGCAACGGCCTCGCCCAGAACACAGAGGTAACGATCCTGCTCCGGACGCAGAAGCCAGAAGATGTATGGGTGGTGCACGAAGCTACATCTGCTGACCTGATTCGCATCCATGAACGCAGCAATCCGCGCCGTCGCCGTACCATCAGCATCCTCGACGTGGACGCCGTGTCCATCCTTCACAAACGTTAATCCATCGGCGCGGCTGGGTTGGTTCCGGTCGCGCCTCTTCAAACAGGAGTGTGTCATGGCCAAAGTTGTGAGAGTTGATGAGCTGAAAACTGGCGACGAAATTCTGATTAAGCTCAGAGCAGATGCCGCAGCAAGGAACAAGGCTATTGTACTTTCTGTCGAATGCTGGCGCGACGAAATCACCCTGGAGCTCACCTGCCCGGCCGGCGACTACTGGGAAGACTGGCGCGGTAAATATCGCGCATATGACAAAGTCGTTCTGTTGAAGCGCGACTAACAGCAACCAGCCTCTGCGACTCGGCAGGGCTTTCTCACTGGAGACCATTGATGTCTGACAAAGAACAAACAGCAAATGCTCATTACTGGGTGACGGTCAGTCCGACAGATCTGTCCAGCGCGTCGGCCGCGCAGCGACTCTGCGAAACGATCCAACTGAACATGACGCGAGGCGTCGCAGCCTACATCAAGTTCTACGGCTCGAAAGGCGAAGCTCTGGTGACGCGAGTCATTCCGAACCAGTGCGAACTCTTCGTGAATGACGAGGCAGGAACGAATCGTCGCCGAACTGCGATTATGATCGAGTACATACGCTTCAAAATTCCGGCCGGAATGTCCCTGGTCGATCACATCAAGCAACCTTACTGAGGGCGCATCATGCTACACATATGGGAAGATCAAGATATCCATCACGGCACTGAAACTGTCGCATTCGTCGGCGAGGCCAGGTCCAACTATTTGATCATCGGATTCAAACTCGGCGATCTGTTCGCTGTTGCCGAAGAGGCCACTGGCCAGATCGTGGTAAGCCCGCTGTCTCGGCAAGGGGCGGCGGAGTGGCTGAACCTCAACGGCCACATGCCTGCCGAGATCATCAGCCACGGCCCTGGTAATCACAAGAATCCGTATGTCTGGGCAGACTCCATCGCTTTGAAAACGCTGCCGAACTATCCGAACATGCGCTGCGTCACCACTCCATTCATGGGCGTCGATCCCGCAGAACCAGGCAACGACACGACGGTTTACCACGAACCGAAAGCGCCGAGCCTTCCCGATCTTCCAGAAGGGCCGATGTCTCCGCCGGCGCCTCCAGTACCTCCAGTTCCGAAAGCGCCAAAAGCTCCGCCACCTCCGCAGGTAAGCAGGCGGCCTGAACCGCTGGGTCTTCGGTCCGGAGCCATACCGTCAAGTTCGTCACCCGCGTCGGACAACGACAAGCCCGGCGACCTACCAATCGAGCCGATCACGGTCCCGACTTTCTGACCGTCGCACCATCGTCCAGAAAACACCGCAGCCTGTCCTGCGGTGTTTTCACATCCGACAACCGTTCGTCGGGTTCATCATCATTCTGCTAAAATAAATGTAGACACGCAGCATCGATCTAGGCATAATCTCTTTCAACGGGGCGACAAACCGAAGCCCGAAAGAAATCTTCCAAAACAGAGGATCGCAGAAATGACCAACTCCATCAAAACCTTCGGCGACATCCAGAACGCAGAAATGAAAGAACTGGTCGCCTTCTACAACTCTCACAACGCCGATGCGACTGTAAAGCGCTTCTCCGACCGCAAGACCGCCGAGCGTCGCTGCCTCGCCATCCTGAACGCTCTGCCGGCCGAGGAAGAAGCCTTCCAGGAAGAGGAAGCCCCGGCCAAGGTTTACAAAACCCGCACTTCCAAGAAGAAGGAAGAAGAGAAGGCCGAGGAAGAGAGCCTGAAGCCGGAAGAGGAAATCACCGAAGAGGAAGCGCTGGAAGAAATCAGGAAGATGCGCGAAGAGGCGAAGAACGCTCCAGAGAAGGCCAAAGAGGCCAAAGACCTGTCGGCAGCCATCGCCAACTCCTGGAAAGACCCGGAAGTCTCCAGAAAGCGCACTCAGCGTCATGGAGTTGCCGTTACCGTCAAAGGCAAGCGCGGTGAGTTCCGGTCCACCAACGCAGCATTCATCGAGTTCGGCCTGCCCTCTTCGAAGCACATCCGCTTCCGCATGCAGCTGAAGGAAGCCGGCAAGTTGACTTTCGAGCACGAAGGCGTCAAATACAACTTCGAAATCATCGAAGCTGGAGAATAAGAAACCCAAAAAGAAAGCCCCGGATTCTGAACTAGAGTCCGGGGCTTTGTCGTTTCTGATTGTTATTGGTCGGCTTCCTAGAACAGCCCTAGAATCGTTTTTCGTCCCAACCCGCTACCGTCGCCTTAGTTCGGTCCGATTCGGGCCTAGAACGATGTTATTTTATGTCTGAATGGGGTTGGCGCGGTCTTCCTCGGTCGGCTCCGGCGTCGGGGACGGGAAATCGCCCTCTTCGCCGTCCTGCACATAGCCATTGGCTTCGGCCGCAGCAGCGACGGTGGCGGTCTGAGCCTCGGCTTCTGATGCGTAGAAGTCGGCCAATCCGCGACCTACCCTGGTCTTACCAGACTCGTCAACGAACGTGATTTCGGCCAGAACGTTCAATTCCTTGATGGCCGACAGACGGCTGGAGTCCTTGACGGTGGGATCACGAACCATCTGGAGAAGTTCGTGAAGCGCCGTCTTTGGATTCCATAGATCGGACGTTCTGGTCGCATTCAGCTTGGCTTTGAATTGCTTGCGATAGTACGGGTTGGACTCCATCGCGAAGATGCGGGCCTGGGCCGGGCCATCCATGTGCTCTTCGCCCCAGATCGCTCTGAAGACCCGCCAGGAGCTATAGCCTTGAACGCGCAGGTCGATGTACAGATCGAAACGCTTCTGGTTGATCGCCGCGAACTGCGGATCAGCGAATTCCTGTGGCGTGACTAAATCGTCGGGGCTGTAATATTTGGCGGTCATTTGTTGCTGCGTCCCTGGAGTTCGATTCTTGGACCGTCGCGGTGGCTGGGTAGGTGGCTGGGACCTGGTGCTTGCCGCGACACTGAGTATGGCGCGATTGTACTATGGGGCCAGGGAGCGCGTCTATGGGCTGCTTGTGGGTGGCCTGTAGGTCTGGGTGGGTTTGATGGTGAATGAGTGTTAGGTGGTGTTATAGGATGTTATATGGGCGGTCTGCTGGCGGGTGAGGGTCGGATTGGTGGGTGGCGGGCGATGGTGGCGGTGAGTGTTTGGATTGAATGTTAAATCGGATGTTAGGAATATGTCCAGGTGAGCGATTCTGCCCTGTGACCAAATTTCCGGTTCCGCTCGTCGAGTTTTGGCCCCTGCCGCTTAGTCCGCCGTGGTGTTGCCGCTGCCCATGGTTTGGAAGGACGGAAGTTTCCGGCGACCCTGCCGCGAGTTGAGTGGAATCGGAAACTCGACGGGTAGTGTACCGGCTTAGTGCCGCGAGGCTTTCAAAGACTAAACTATTCCAAATTACCAAATTACCATTAATTTTATTAATTTTAAAGATAGGTAACGTCCGTGATAGATTTTTTCTATTAGGATTGTGCAATCGATTTTCGCTGTAGAATAGTTTTAAACCATGCTCGAAAAACCGGGAATTAGGGAATATGGCCGCAAACCCGCGCGGCAGTAGGCCTCCCATCTTCCCAGTCAGAATAGCAATCCAGGAATTTGCGGCTATTTCCACACAAAAATCCACCTCAAACCCACAATTTCTCAACATTTCACGCAAAATCCAACCATCATACACTCCAGACCAATACCGAAATCTATTAACTTCCCATAATACGCCATCGCCACGCCAACCTAATTCCCACATAGCTTTCAAGCCTCACCCGTTCACAAGCTAAATTAATGTTCTCCGCGACAAAGAAAAGACCGCCCGAAGGCGGCCTAATCCACTCCAACTCAATCGACCTATCAGAAATCCTCGCCCAATATCTTGGCTCGCTCTGCCCGTACTGCTCGAATTTTTGCCATGGCAGCCTCATCGGTCATATCCGGATCGCCCTTTCTCAACAGATACACCAGCGCATCATTGAATGGCGGCAGCGTCGTCTGCATATTCTTCGACCAGTCAGGCGCGACCTTATCCACAGGCAGGCACCATCCATTCAGGCCGTTCTTATTCGGAATGAATCCCAGCGCTTTCAGGTGTGGAGTTAAATGGCGAGAAATCGGCTTCTTCCTGGCGAGAATATCGAACCACTTCAGAATGGAAACGGTGTCTGCCCTCCACCCAGGAGTCTTGGAATTCCCACCAGGCTTAACCTCTTCGAACTCACAACTGATCAGGACATTGATCAGATACATATCAATCGTATCGTCGCGAACCACGCCGCGCGCATTCTCCATTTCCGAAATAGAGAAGTTCTGGACTTCGCGGTTTGCTTCCGACACCATATTCAGGTAGCCATCGACGCCGTGCTCTTCGATCCATGCGCGGCATTCAGCCATCGCTTGCCAGAATTTGCGGCCGAAGTCGGTGAAGTCCACCTTGAACGGTTCATTGCCATCGCCCGGCTTAACCCAGTTCGGCTTTCCATCCTCATCGGGCAGTTGCGCAACAAACATAGGATAGAAACGTCGGTTACCAGAGTCGTCCCGCTGGAGTCCATCGTAGCCGTTGCCGTCCATGATGGTGATCCATTGTCGCTTGATCGTTTCGCCCGGCTCAAACTTCTGGTCGAATGTATCAGAAGACCGCACCAAGAACTCCTTGATGCGTTCCATGTCGCCCTTTTTGAAGCCGGACATTTCCCCGACGTTCGCAATGACCGAGTTGCCGGTGATGTTGCGCAGGAATGGTGTCTGGTCGTGTCGGCTCAGGTCGAGCTGGACGGGAGCCAGATCGCGACCGCCCGACAGTTCCTTGCAGATCAGCAGGCCGAAATAGGATTTCCCCGCATCCTGCCCACCAATCAACGCCAGCGAGATCGGCGCCGAGATTCCAGGATAGTTGATGCGGCAGTACAGGCTCAGCCAGAAATACTTGCTCACCATCCGGTTCAATTCGGTGTCGAATGGCTTAAAAAGATCGATCAGCAACGTGCTAATTCGCTCTTCGCCGTCCCACTCCGGTATCTTCTTCTCGAACGTCTCTATCAGCGAGTTGCGGCGGTATCGACGCGCCCAAACGCAGCAAGTCTCAATCGTCTTCTTAATCGAGGGATCGTCCAAGGCCGCAGCCGCGAGGGCGCCCATCAGGTCAATCGGGTCGAGGGTCTTGTTGTTGAACGCCACGCCGCGATGGTCCACCAGCCGTCCGCGAAACTCGTCGAAGTGCGGATGCGGGACGGTTCCATCACCCTTGCAGAACAAAGTATCGTACACCGCGAGATAGTTGCTGTCGGAAGTCGAGCTGTATTTAGTGATGAAGTCATCGAACGGCCCTTTCACCACCCGGCTGACCGGAAGATCGAACGCCTGGTCGAGCATCAACAATCGCGCTCGCTTTCTCAAGTCTGGTTCCGCATACGCCTCGGCGTATCTTGCCGCCTTTTGTGCGCGGTGCGTTTCGTTCCTCGCAATCGCATCATCGGCCGCCTTGCTCGCGGCGGTCATCAAAGGGTCCATTCCAGCATCTTCTATCTGTGTGAGATCGAACTCACTGGACCCTGATTCGTCATCATCAAAAATATTATCTTCGTCGATAATCATGTTAGGTTTGCCGCCTTCTGCTTTACATGATCGGATTCAACATTGCCTCTACATATTGAGGCGAAAGGGACGGCTATTATCTCCTACCTAAACCGGCATAGCTAATAAGTTCCGTCCCCATCCGAAAATTTCTGTACCGTTCGTCGATTAAAATACGTCAAACGCCACGACGAACCAGAACGTCAAAGCAGAAAGGCCGAAGAAGAAGCACAGAAGCGACGCGAGGAAGTTTGCGACTTGTATTTTCCATCCCTTTAGGCCTTCGAAGAAGATGATAAGGCCGAGGAACAGCAAGCCAATGGCTGTGATCAGGATTCCAGGATCGTTTTGCATATTGTCTACTCCTCACCGATGTGACGGCGGTTGATTCTTTCCAATTGTTCGACGATATAGGGTAGCACGACTTCATCCGTGAAGGCCGCCCACGTCCGGCGATGCTCTTTGCGGCAGGTATCGTGGCCGCAACCGAACACATATTCGTGCTCGGCTCCAGGGATCGGTCCGCGAAAGTAGGCGCCAAATGGATCGCCATTTGTATGCTCGTCTCCCCATGGGCAGCGGATGCGATATTTACCGGACATATTCTGTTGGACTTGGCCGCCCGCTGCCTCGCCCATTTTGTATTTCGTGCAGATGTGCTCGGCATACTTTAGCCACACCTGGTCATAAACCCAATCGTCGCGGTTTATCTCCACCTTCTTCATCTGTGGCATGATGATGCGGACGCCGAAGGCCTGGGCGATTTCCTCTGGCGAGTAGCGCTTGGAATAGTCTGCGTGATACAAACGCACGAGTTCGGGCTTGCCGTTTTCGTCGGCATACTTGAAGTTGCCGTCTTCCCCGCGCTTATTGTTGAAGCCGAATGGCATGCGACCATAACGGCTTACGTCTTTGACGGTGTTGTCGCCGCCTTTCTTTAGCACCTGGTCCACGAACGAATAGAGCAATGCCTTAAACTGGAGCATGTGGGACATCGGCTCTTTG